TACCCTTAATACTGTCTGTTGTTGTTGTGCCATATTAGAAACCTTTACTTACAAAGTATCCATCTGCATACTTACAAGTTAATCTATATTTGTTTAACTTTTTATGTTTTTTTGTTATTGTTTCAACCTCTGTTGATAATACTTGAATTGGTCTTAAATCTTTGTAAACCAAGTCTTGTCTATTCAACGGTGAAATATAATCATCCTTCATTTCATATACCTGTGGTGACATGAATAACTCTTGTAACCACTCTCCATATTGTACATTAATATAATCACTTTCTATCACAAATTCTCTATCCACATTGGTATCAAACGTCTTAACAGTTCTACCTATATTTCTATCAGATGATTGTTGAGATGTTGCGTAATATCTATTGTCATATGTTTGTCTTGTAATCTTCTTGGTGTCTTGTCTATATGATGTAAATGTGAAATAGTCATATCCACCTTTTGAATTTAACCAAGCAATTCTTGTATTCTCAGGACCACAGTTATCTGATAGATAAAAATAGAACGCCTCAGATATTGGACCTAACGGACCTGTAGAATTTCTTGATACATTATTTGTTGGGAAAGAATAAAACAATTGTACTCTATAATATGCAACTTGATTAAAATCGACTGTTGCAAAGATATTTGTTATATCTTTTGGTCCACATGGTAATGCAAATATTCTTAATGTATCTGTATAACCTGTTGGTGATGCGTATGTTGTTCCACTAAAATTAATTTGTTGATCAAAATAACCAATTTCATTATTGTTTTCATCATAAAATTCAAAGACCGCATAATCCGCTTCTATCACTTGTCTATCTCCGGTTTGTCCGTTTAAGTAATATAATACATAATTTTCGTTATCTTGTATAGTCTGTATTCTTGGTGCGTTGGTTAAAAATCTTGATGATTGACTCATCTCAGGAACACTTGGATAATCAAATAGATATTGTGACATTGGTGACAATGTTCTGTTAATATCCAATGTATTGATTGTTACACCTGTTCCAATAACTGTTCCCAATTCTTGGTCATAGTTTGGAAGGATGAACTTATCTGTACCCATTTCAAATGCCCCACCAATATAATCAAAATAATTACCAGTGTTAGTAAATCCACTTGCAGTAAATCCTGTTGATAAACCACCATAAGGAATGTCTGTATAATGACTAAAATTATTACTTGGTGAACCAGTATATTCAGTTATAATTGTTGTACCTGATACATAACTATATCCATATTTAAAATTGGCCTTAATACCATTTGGGTATGGATTGTTAATGTTAATCAACTCATTTGTTGAATACCAATCATTTAAATAATAATTTGTGTAATGTTCTGATTTAACATAATTTGACATATAATCATATGGTCTTATGTTAAATTTGTACGTATATGTTGCACCTGATTGTGATACATTATATGGTACTACTGACATTCTTCCAACTGTTCTATCGTCAGAAAACATATCTACGTTTAATACCATTGATGGTTGGTATGTATCACCAGTTAGTATTACCTCATAGGTTCCACCTCTTTGGTATATCATATCCGCAGAACGTCTTATTTGTGAATTACTATTCAGACCATTTGCGTATTGTTGTGGGTATCCGAAACTCATATTAAATTCCTTCTATTAAATCGATTAATTCTTCATATGCCTCATCTCCTATTAGTTCCATTATTCTTGGGTCATTCCCAATCATTTCTAATGCAACATCAAGAAAGTTTGATGGTCTTATTCCGAATTTTTTTATGTTTGATTGTATTGCAAATGCAAAACTTTTTCTTGTTATAAATTTTCCTTTTTTATCTCTACCTTGTAGTCCTCTTTCCTTTATCCACTTTTCTAATGCACTAATAGGTACTTTTCCTCTGCCAGGTAATCTTCCTGATTGTACCCATTGTGAATATTGTTCTGCCAGTACTTGTATTATTGTTTCATCTTTTTGTTTAACAACTTTTACTTGAATACTGTCTCTTAATTTACCACTGGCAACTTTATTTCCAACACCTCTGAATTTGGCAAACCCAAATGGATAACGTTTTTGTTCTAACGTTTTCTTGAGTATTCCCTCAATTATTGGTGCTATCTTTTCTAAATCCATGTTATATTATTGTATAAAATCTTAAATCAATTTCTACTAATGGTAAATCCTTAACCCATAATGTGTCAGGATTTGTTGTTTGTACTATCTCTTCTTCAGAAATAAAATACTGGTCGTTGTTATCCAATACTGGATTATAAAATTGTTCTCCATCAAACTTTGATGATTGAAGAATAATCTTTTGGTCTAAATCTACTATTGCTCCTTTCATATTATCTACCCATTTCTGTTATATAGGTATTCCATATACCTGACCAAGCTCCAACTTCTCCACCTGATATTGAACTACCTAATGTATAGAAGTTGTAACTATTGTTATTGTAATAGTTCGGTGAACCATTTTCATTTAATGCACCGATGAAATAATTGTTATCTGTTGTGAACGCAGTTCTTGTGTTTGTATCTGTATAAAATACCACACCATCTTTGTATAGATAACCTGTACTTGCCGATGGTCTTACACCCGTCATTACACTTGTATAATCAGGTAATGAACCCAAACTACCCGCCAAGAACCATAAACCTAAAGATACTTGTCCACCTGTTACCAAGTTACATCCAAATACCTTTCCTTCACTTGAATTATAGTAACCATCCCAACCAACGTTTTGTGGTGTTGTATTGGTTTGTCTAAATGAGAAATGGGCATCAGGGAATTGTACTACACTATCAATTGATATTCCTGTATTTGCGTATGAGTTTGAACCATTGGCTGTCATCCCACTTGATGTGTGTGTCCAACCACCGAATAATGTTAAATTATATGTGCCAGGTGATTTGGCGTTTATTGCGTTTGATGCACCTGTTCCACCAACCATTGGATACATACCAACTAATCTACTATAGAAACTAGTACCTGTACCACCTGACTTTAATGCAACAAATAAGTTATTTACTGCCGTTTGTTGTGTTGGGGTATAAGTTCCTCCCGCAGTTGTTATTGCTGCCAAATATGTTGCCGCATCAGGATCTAAGGAAGGTCCTGATACAACTTGTTGTCTATATGCGAATGGTGCAAATATCATATTATATAAAATTCTTTGCTGCTACTACTTGTAATGTTGAACTGTCAAAACTTACAAGAGTTAATATATCTAATGAACCTGATGTTGCTGTTGGTGTATATGCCGAACCTGATGGTTGTAATACATTTGGACCAAATGAAACAGTATTACCATTATGTGGTACAACTTTTACGTTTACTGTTTGACCTGGTTTAACACCACTAAATTCAAATCTAATATTGTTACCCGCAACACCTAATGGTACATTGAAGAAATTACCTGTGTTAAGGTTCATTGATGCCGTGTTATTTAATAATGTAACATCTTGAACGTTACCATTTACAGAACCTGTAATTACTGAACCACTGTTTAATGTTAATGGTTTCAATGAAGTTATTCTACCATCTGTATATGAACCTCTATGTTGGAATGTCATTACTGGTTCAGGTTGACCAGCACTGTTCATTGCTATTAATGATGGTACTGTTGTACCTGTTAATGATGGTGCACCAACTATACTTGGGTTTGCTGACATACCAATATATTTACTGGTTGTTGGACCACCTGTTGAATCTGTATGGTTAACCAAGAACTTACTAACTGTACCTGCAAATGAACCTGAGTTAGCAACCACAGAACCTGGTGTTAATATTGCTGAACCTGCGTTCGCATATGAACCTGATACCGTTAATTGTGCCGCATTACCCGCACCTACTGTGGTTGAGATTAATACTCTACCATCAACAGATATATCGTTTGCTGCCGCACCTGATACAAATAAACTACCAGTGATTATTGTGTTTGTTGTATTGATAGTTGTAACTGTACTACCATTATTGTTTTCTATTCTTATACCTCTATCATCAACACCCGCATATTTCGCATACAAGAATAAGTTTGCCAAATTACTACCTGTGTTGGTTGACATTTGCATGAATGAACCACTATATATACCACTTAGTGAATACGCCTTATCATAATTACTTATTTCAAATAAGTTATTGTTGTTATATCTCATCGCCACTAAGTTTGACGATGTTGCAGCTAATGCTGGTCCTCTATCAAAATATAAACGCCATAAGTTGGTATCACCATCTACTGTCAATGCTGAATTAATGTGTGATGAACTAATATATACATCACCTAAGATTGTATTTGTTTGTCCTACTGATGATGATACAAATAATGAACCTGTGATTGTTTGATTACCATTGAATTGATTTGAACCTGTTGTGGCAAATCCTATTTCTGTACCTGTTTCATTTACCCATTGACCATAAGAACCTGAACGATAAACCAATAAATCACCATTAACAGGACTTGTAATATCCACATCGTGTAATTCCGATAATTCATAACCATTATCTATGGTGATATATGCAGAACCGTTATTTACATTATCTCTTAATACTTGACCTAATCTTACTTCGTGATATGGTGCTGGTACAGATTGTGTTGTGTATTGACCACTTGATGATAAGAATAATAAACTACCTGCGGCCATACCATTTGTATTGATACCAAGAACCTTACCTTGAACAACAATATTGGCAAAACCATTATGTACAACATCTTCACTCAACATACCTAATGTATTTGCCGAGTTTGCGTCATCAGTCCAAGATGCAGTATCAAATGTTGGATTATCACCATCAGCACCAACAATTCTTACGATTGTACCTCTTGTTAAACCACCAGTGTTATTACACTTACCTCTTACAATTAAATCATTTGCAATTGATGCGGTTGCGGCATTTGATACCGTACCATTAATATTACCTGTTACAGTTAATGAACCTGTAATTTGAATGTCATTTGTGGTTGCATAAAATGAACCTGTTTGATTGAATATACCATTACCACTACTTCCTGATGAACCACTACTACCAGAACTACCTGAGGTTCCTGACACACCAGACGAACCACTTGTTCCAGATACACCAGATGAACCACTGGTTCCTGATGAACCTGCCGCACTGAATACTGACCACCAAGATGGTTGAACAGATGGTTGTTTATTTAAGTTTCCATTTTGTAAGGAAACATATGATTGTCCGTTATATGTTATAACATCGTTTAAGTTATATGTGGTTGTGTTATCCCATGTTCCACCATAAGAAAATCCGATACCTGAAGTACCAGATGAACCAGAGGACCCTGAAGAACCTGAACTACCTGATGATCCACTTGAACCAGATGAACCTGATGTTGTTCCTGTGATGGTTATACCATTAATCGAGAATGAACCCGATATGTTAACTTCAGTCAAACTCATTTGTAATGGGGAATTGTCACCATCACCTGTTTGAACTGTTTGTAATGTATTAGTTAAACCATTCGTACTATCTGCCATTTTTAACAGACCTTGGAATGATTGACTTACATGTAGATTATTTAATTGACCCATAGTGTTAATATTTTATACATTTTTCCAATCCTTGGAAACGTTTTTCCATAATTCTTGAACCTCTTCCCATGTTAATCCTGTTACGAATGGTGTTTCAGGAAGTACACATCTATCGTAGTTCGCCTTCTGTATGAAATGGAAATTGATTATCCAACCTGATAAGATTGTTTCAGTCTTTTCATAAAAAGGTTCAACAGATGCCTCCCATCCCGCTTCAAAATCTGATAAGTACAATTTGGAGAAAAAGTCTTTAACAATTTCCAATTGGTCAGATAATACATCCGCCTGATTTGAAATATCATTATTTAACTTATCAACAAAGAATACTTTCCATCCTAAATGGATATGTCCTGTCTGAATATGAGTACTATCAGGTAGAACATACATACGTGGATATTCTGGTTCTTGTTTTGTTATTATATCGTTTGTTAATTGTTCTATATCACCAAACCCATATGATTTTATTTGTTGATGTAATGTTCCAAATTTTTGAAACTCACCCAACACATACTTATAACTATTGAAAACTAAATCCTCAGGGAATTGAAAATTTCCTAATACTGGTGGTGTACAACTGTTATAGTCAAACGCCACTTGGAATGATACGTTTAATGTCCATCCACCCAATATGGTTTCAAATCTCTCAATGAAAGGATAAATATCAGGGTTCTCATCCACAACCAAATACCAACTGAAGTTACCTTGTTCTTCTGTATATGATTGTAACAGAATGGTCCATACGTCCATAACCGTTCGTAAGGTATCGGACATTACGTCAGTTTGATTTGATTGGTCATCATCAACTCTATCCATAACAATAATGGAGAATTGATAATGTAGATGATTTTCATTTAGTCTAACCTCTCCAGGGACAACGTACATTCTTGTATATTCGGGTTCCTGCTTCGTTATAATGTCATTAGTACATTGTGCTAGGTCACCAAACCCATAAGATTTAATCTGTGGGTGATGGTAGGCGATTGACCCTAAATCGGCTAATATCTGTTTATAGTTTATTGAACTTGTATTCATCCTACTTTTAAATATAAATTTATTTGAATTGTTACTTGAAATTATATTCCACCCATAAGTTTTTTCTGTTGTTTAATTTGTTCTTGTTCCCAAGAAATAAGAAAAGATAATTGATTAAGAACTTCCGTTATGTTTTTCTTGTAGATATACTCGTGTTTTGTAAAATCGTTGTCAGCAATTTTGTTGACGACCAAAAACCACCCGAACGCCTGGTGGAAGGAGTTTTGTACCTCATCCTCCAAAACATCCATATTACCTTTATCATTTCCATCATCGTCATCTTGTTCGTCAAATATGGTTGGGTATAATTTAAATATTTCTCTGCGAATTTGATAAAAAAAAACTGTGCCCCTAAAACATATGACACATCTAAATTCTTTTTAAACTCTTCGGCTCGTTTGGGTAGTGTTTTTAAATCATATGGTTCTATATCAAAATTATGTTCTGATACTTCATTGATTATGGGTCTATACATAATTGCTGCTAGTATATGTAACATATTCAATAATTCATCAACCTTCTTGGTTGCAATCGTATCCATGTCAATAAACTCGGCAAATGTCAAATCTCTCCAATCTTTAAAAAATCCATACTTAACACCATTTAATTCAAATCTATCAACAAAGACAACATCTTCTTTCTTTGGTAATCTGTCTGTTACAAAATTGGAAATGAAGACAATATCATCAAATGGACAATCCAATAAATCAGATAATGGACAATCTGTCAAAATGTTAATTAATTTTGCTGCAAAATAATCCTCAGTGAATAAATCTTTTACTTTATATATTTTTGAATATTGTTCAATTGTAATGGTATCACCAATGTAGTATTCTTTATCTTCAATCTTAAATTTTAACATATATGTATATTTTATGCGAATGCAATGGAATATCTTCCTGTTGCCTTCATGTTCTTTATTTCATAGTACATTCTCATCATCAATGCATCTGAAAGGTCAGGAGACTTTCCTAATATCCTTTTCATCTCATCTTTTGATTGAACAGCCACTTTATTATCTTTATCTATGTCTTTTAGTTTTATTGCTAGTAGTTCCTGTGTTAAATCTTCCACAATACTTGGTTCCAATATGTTTAGACTTATCTTTCCTTCCTTAAACATATCGGCCAACTTAACATAACACTGTGATTTTAAATTGGTAAAGTTCTGTTCGTGTAATGGTCTTGCGTTGTTGACAAAGTTTGTTGCCCTTAACTGGTCACTTACACCGCCTCCTACGCCATCACTATCCACAATCACATTCTGTGGATGTATTCCGTGTGACCTTATTAAGTCCTTAATTTCGGACGATAATTCTGTTGTTGATAGTTTTCTATAGACGTGACATTCTACGACCACCAGACCCACCCAAACCATTGCCACAGACCTATCATCACCAAACCTTGCTACGTCAATTGTTAAGTACTTCTTATCTGTGTTATTTGGAACATTTCTAAATACTGATACAGATATATCATCAAACTTGAATAGGTTATCACTTTCATCCATATAATCCCAATCACCTTCCAATAATCTTTTCCTTTGTTGTGGTGGTAATTCTTTTAATGATTCTATATAGGATGCTGGTAAGTGTGGGTTATCTGTTGGTAATGATGGTAAAAATACTTTGTTCTCTTCCAATGTTCCCTGAACATATGGTAAATAAAAATCCTTTTTAATCCAATTGTTTGCGGGGTTACAGGTCATTAATATCTTTGGAATGAAATTATATTCATTCAGTTTATATCTTATACGAGATTTAACGATATTGTATGCCAGTGATGTAATTTGTGCGGCCTCATCAATAAATGCAGCACTAATCTCCAACGAACCTAAACTATCATAGTTAGGGTCTGATGGATTATAGGCAAGGTCCTTGAATATAATCTCAGACTTGTTATAGAATGTTAGAACATTACTTTGTCCATTATAATTAAAATGTTCACCTGACTTTAATCCAATACTTGACAATAATTCAAATAAAGTATTAAGGGTTGTTAGTTTTAATTGGGTCAATACCGCACGACCAATCAAATATCTTGTACCAGGGTATTGAAGACATAATGTAGTTATCCATAAACATCCCAACCAAGATTTACCACCACCCGCAGAACCACCAAATAAAACCGTATTGGTCTTATTGTCTGTAAGATATTTCCACGCTTGTGATTGTCTCTTAGTTGGATTGATTGTTATTTCCATTATAGTTGAATAGGTTTAATTGTTTTAACAGGTTCCATTTGATTATTCATGGATTGTTGAAACATTTCTATTTCTTGTTTTATTTCTTCTTCCGTCATATTCTTAAAACGGGCCATTGTCTCACGATGAATCTTTTCAATCATCTTCTTTCTCTCTCTTTCTTGTTGTCTTTTAAATCTTCTTTGTAGGGATGCCATAGTCAAAAACGAAGTTTTACGCGTAGTTATGTTAAATTTTTTTAATCTGTTAGATTAATGTTAATAGATATTGGTTCACCATTAGATGTAATATCAATCTTACGTTGTTCCAATCCATATAGTTTATTAATGTCGGCTAAAGTTTCACGTTCCACCCTTTTATTGTTGTCAGAACGGGCCCTAGCAAGAAGGTCAAAGTACCTTGATAACTGTTCGGAGATAATCTCTTCCGTCTTCTCTTCGTACCTTGCTTTAAGGCGATCCTTGCAGTCCTTCCAAACATTTTCAGCCGCACGTTCGGTAATTCCCCATCGTTTGGCACCTTGTTGTCTAAATTCTGTGTATGAGAGTTTTTCATATAATATCATTTCAAGTGCCTCAGGGATACGTTCTTCGTATGTAGCAATATTGGATTTTCTTCCCCCTTTATTTTCTTTTTCCATTATAGTTTAATTTTTAATGTGTTTGTTATGTAATTCTTTAATATTCTTGTTTGAGTATGAACACAACTATAACAATTAAAATCAAATTCTTCGTCAAATAAAGATTCATATACCTTCTTGATAAATGGTTTTTCTTCCTCTTTTAAACTACCCAACATAATATAGGCAGTTTTAATTTCATCTACTGTTGGGATATATTCTGTTAATTGTACTGGTAATTCTGTATTACCTACTACTTCCACCTCTTTCTTCTTCTTACAGGACTTACATCCTTTTACTTTCTTTGGTGGGTTTTCTATTGCCTCTTGTCTTAATTGTTCCAATCTTTCTAATTCGTTACTCATTTTCTTTTGTATTTTCAGATTGTTTTATTTGTTCTGCAAGTTCTATTGCATGTTTTTCCATTTCTTGTGCATGGAATTGTTCTACTGTTTGTGGGATTTGTTCAACCACTTGTTCTTTTTTCTTTTTACAACCGCAACTCATATATATAAAATATAAGAAATTTATTCTTCGTTTAGTCTATTTAAGACATTATTTTTTATTTGTGTTTTACCTTCCTTAATATAACGACTTATACTTGTTAATGGAATAGTTGTTTTTCTTGATACCGCCTTGAGTGAATTTAGTGTTAGGTACATATCCAAGATTGATTTTCTAAACCAATCTAGTTCTGAATATTGTTCTTCTAGTATTTGGAATAATTGTTCTGTTTCAAATGATTCTTGATCCGCCTCCATATTATATACATCCGATAGTTCTGAGTATGTTAGACGTTCTTTTCTAATACGATAATGGTATGGAGATGTTTGTGAGTAATAGTTAACTCTCATGATTGAGGTGATATAATACTTGATGCTATCGTCATTATAGTTTTTTAGTATAATATTATCCTTCTGATAAAGTTGGAGAAATACTTCGTGTAATAATTCCCTGGATGTTTCCTCATCCTTCTTGGTTATTTTTCTTGCAATTGATAATAACTGGTAATAATTACACGTTATAAATTTTTCAATTTGTTGGTTCATTCATTAATTTTCTAATATCCGTCAAGACTTGGCAAACTTCATATTCTTCCTGTTCTTGATTTGTTATGATTGAACTTTCCAATAACAAGTCCAATACTTTTATTCTATCCATATCAGGTCTTAAGTGTTTGTCTAACATATGTAACATTATATCCATTATCTCATTACATAATATATCCTTATCTTCCTTATTGTATTTGAAGTAGTCTATTGGTATTTCTAATTCACCAACTTTGATATGTTCATTAGGCGTTCCCATGTTCTTTGAGTTTGTTATGAATTATTCCTATTGATCTTCCCATTATATTGGCAATCTCCTTTATTCTCATTCCCTCTTCACGATACTTTATTATCCATCTTATCTCATTTACTGTTAATGGTTTTGTTTTAAATTGATATTCTTTTACTTTTAAGAATACTGGTTTACCATCAACAATCTCTTTTACACCAGGTTTGTACCAGATGCCAGTTGGTTCATCAAATAAATACCCCAACAATGTCATTAATTCAAAAGTATTTTTCTTCTGGTATTCATCGAAGTATGAATTTGGAAGTTGACCAATCATCATACTTCCACCCTTTTCTACCTTGTGTTCCGCATATTTACTTCTAGATTCTTTGGTGGCACATTCCCTACATAGATGTGACCGGTATACCTTCTTGCCATCTTTCTTTCTCTTGTTGAAGTAGTAATGTTCATCAGTTTTATATTCATTACATCTACTACATAAGTGAGTACCTTCAGGTTGTACTAGTACTTCTTCAATGATTGGTACTGGAGGGGTCAAATCTTCGACTGGTTGAGTTATCTTTTTACTTTTGATTAATTCCCTGTATATTTTTTTTTGAAGGTTAAAACAGGCCTTACAATACTTTCTAGTACGCATCTTACCTTGAGTAGAATGCCAATAAGTATCGTACTGGTCAATTGATTTAATTTCTTTACACTTGGAACAACATATCATATTACAATAAATACTAGAATAAATTAAAAAATCCCACTAGACAATGATTAGTCTTGGTGGGATTAAGGATAATTGGCAAATCATCTAATTAAATTATACCAAAAAATATCTATAATATCAAATTAATGTAATAAATTTTACTTCTGGTTCTCCAGATTTATGATAATTGTTGAGGATATATTTGTCTAGTTCACTTCTAGTTTCTTCTGGAAGTGTAAGAAGAAATTGAATATACTTCTTCTTTCCAATATAACTAATTGAGTAGAATTGTTTTAAACTCAACTGGCCTTCTCTATATTTAATTTCTGTTTTCATACTAGTTCTAGATTACATATATATAAATATATAAAAAAT